GCTGTGAGATGCTTCGAGCAAAGCCTTTAGTGCGCTTTAGTAGCTTGGAGATGTTTCTAGTGATGCTGTTGACTGAGTTGCCAAGGGTAGGCAGGTTGAAGCTTGAAAGTATGCTGTCTTTGATTTGACTAAATAAAGACTTTACTGAATCTGTAAAGGACTCAAAAGCTGACTTTCTTTTGTCAAGTATCTCTTGCTCATTATTTGCTGCCTGAGCTTGCGCATCGTTCAGGCTATTTAGTCCATCAAGAAGGTCTTTTTGTTGTTCTTCCAATCCCGATGTGTCAAGTGCAGGAAGAGAAAAACTAGGACCAGAAGTAGCAGATCCCAACAATTTAGAAAAGTCTGGCATGACAAATGGTGCTGGCGCTCTGCCTTTTTCTATTGCCCTACCAAGTAATCTTGCATCTATTTCAGCTTGGGTGATTCTGGCTGGCCCAGTGTAAGGTTTACCGACAGCACTAGAGAACCTGTTTGCAGCGTCAGTTGCTATGCCGTAACGCTCGGCAGCCCATAAAGCATCATCACCAGACTTGCGGATTGCTCCACCATAGTTGTCAACATAAGGCGTAGCTTTTCTGCTTTCATCACCCATTTGCATAATGCCGACCACTACAAAACCAATAGCGGTGGCGACAGCAACAAAAGGAATCAATCTCATGGCAGCACTTAGCAAAGTGCTTGCAATAGTGGCAAGTGTCATACCTGCTGCTAGTTGGGCAGTAAACCAAGTTTGCAATGCAATAGCTGTTTTAGCTATGCCAGAAGCTACCGCCATGAGCTTGAAAGCTGTGTTAAGAATAAAGACAGCTGCTACGACCTTGGCAATGGTTTCGGCGTTTTGAACTAAAAAGACAGTAAGGTCAACTACTGAAGTAATCAAAGATTTCCAGTCAATAGAGCCAATGGCTGCCTTTAGCTTTTCACCAATCTCTGTTGCCATCGCCTTGATTACAGGCATTGCCTCAGTAATCACTGGGATAAGCATCATGCCAATATCCCTTGTTAGGTTCTGGAAGTCTGCCCCTACTTCTTTTAGTTGGTTACCAAGTGTCGCTTGATACTTTACAAAGTCACCCTGTTGAACTGTGGTGTCTGCAAAAATCTGAGAATAGGCGGCCACCATTTTTTGTTGAGCTGTAAGAGTGCCAGTTACTTCTTCACCTGTGGCATTGAATAGAGCTTGCTTTAGGCTAAGGTCGGTTAAGAAAACACCGTATTTTGTAAGAGGCTCGGCTTGGCCTTGAAGTCCAGATTGGATAGCAGCTAGGGCATCGGCCGTAGGTAGGTCATTGAATGATCCAAGGTCACCTGCAAGCTGTACCAAGCTTGTTGAGAATGTAGCGGCCTCAGCGGTGCCAAGTCCTACACTGGTAGCAAACAAACCAAATGTCTTGGATGCTCTTAGGGCCTCTGTTGCGCTTAGACCGGCAGTTTGGGCGGCAGCCTCAGCAAAAGCTTGCACTGAACCAGCAGCGTCTTTGAATACCTGATTGACACCCTCAAACTCAGCCTCAAAGCTAGAGGCCGACATTACAGCATTACCAAGAAGGGCAGTAGCACCTGCTATGCCAGCGCCAACAACTGCAAAGTTTCTACCTAGAGAACCAATAGAGGTTTGCAGGTTAGCAAAAGCAGCGTTAGCTTGCTTTAGACCTTTAGGGTCAAAGCTGGTGAGAATCGGAATCTTAATTGCCATTACATAATCCTAATTTTTTGGTTGATTCTCTCGGTGTAGCCTTCGATGGTCTTGAGCATATCGGCAGCCAATGTATCTTCTCGTTGAGCTAAAGCGGGGTAAACATAGCGAGAAGGTATGCCACCTAGATTGTCGGTCATGCCCTTACCTTGACCATTGATTCGGTAGCTAAATGCCGCTGTGTTTCCTCGGCGTACTACTGATCTTGATTTTGTTGGTCTTTGACGACCTGAGCCACCAATACGACCCCTACCCTTGTATTCGTACTTCAAGGCAGGGCCATTCATCATTGTCTTTCTACCAGCCATGTCAGCGATTTCAAGACCAGCAGCATCCTTTGGTGATACAACTGCAAGTCTGGCAAGGGGGATTGTGTCGCTGTTTCCCCAGCCTCGTAGCAAGAGTTCAGCGCTTACTTTGGCCCCAGCAAACCTAGTGCGACCATAGTGATTCATACCTCTCAATGGTGAGGTGGTTGGAACATTGGACTTGATAGCAGACACTACTGGCTGAGCAATACGCCTAATGTCTTTTCTAAGTTCCTTGATTGCACCTGGTTGGACAGCATCAAGAAGCTCCAAGGTTTCTTTGATCCCTTGTATTCTTATCTGCTGTATTGCGGCAACCAACAATGACTCCTAGATTGGGTAACTCTAATAATTCTACCCAAAAGAAAAACCCCCTTTCGGGGGCTTATCTTTTTGGAGATTGGCTTTGGTTCCTAGAAATTAGATACCGGCTTATAGTCCACAACATTCGTTCGTCTAACTTCATAAGCTCAAGTGGACTGATGCCCGACTCAACTGCTAGTGAAGCGATGTACCAATGTGCAGATTGGTCGCCTAGCCCTTTGATGCTTTTGGGTCGTCTGCGGCAGAAATGGTAACTACCTCATCCACCCACTCCTCAAAAGGTTTGGCTGTTGACTTTGTGCGTGTTTCGCTTGCCCAAGCTAGAAACAAGAGGTGAGTAATCTTGAGGTCTTTTTCTAGGTTTGCAATAGACAAGTTGAAGTGTGACTCGAACTTGACCATATCAGACGCTAGACAGGTGACCTCTTTAGTTTCACCAGGCTTGTTGCTGAACTCGATTTGTAGGATTATTTTCATGGGGTTAGCTTAGCAGATTACGCTGATGGAGCGGTTCCGCGCACAACTTCACCGGATACCGGCCAAGTTACAGATAGTGTGGCTAGATCGCCAACAGCTCCTGCGAATGGCTGGTACTGAGTGACTAGCGCGTTAAAGCGGTACTCAGGGTTGGTTGCAGTTACAGTTCCAGAGGTAGGTGCAATCTTGACTGCTACTGTTTCGCCCATAAGTGGGAATAGTAGAGCGTCAACTGCTCCGGCTCCAAAGTCTTGGTGGAAGTCTAGGGATACAGATGCATCCTTTAGTCCACCAATGCGTGTGCGGTATGAGCTACCAAATGCAGTTGTTTCAACTTCATCGGTAGTAATGTCAAGAGTTACAGAGGCGATTGAGCTGCTTAGTACAGCAGTGCCAATAGTGACCTTGTAGTCTTGTGCATAAAATTTTGCCAATTTATTTCTCCTAGTTTGCTATGACTGTGACTGTGAAGTCGGCAGCCAGGTATGTGGTGTCGCTTATTGTCAATGAACCAACAGAGTCCATAGACACTACTCGGCAGTCGTAGGCATATCCACCAAGAGTACTATCTGATTCTATAGCATTTTTGACACTGTTTGCCCCTGGCGAGATGTAGGCGTCAAGCTTGCGCTGTGCCTCTCTTTCGGCAGCCCTTCCAACTATTGCTGTGATGACAAATGTGTAGCTAGTCATTCCCTGAGCAAAGGCTCGGTCATAGCTCACATTGTTTAGCGCAACAATGGCGATAGGTGGGTTAGGTAGATCAGGAACCTCGGCGGCTGTGCGTAGCCCTGGAATGGTTGCAAGGTTTGTAGCTAGAGCAGTCCTAATTTGGCTGATGCTCATTAGCCGAAATTCCTCATAATCTTGAATGGCATAGCAAGCTGTTCAACATCTGGGTCAAGGTAGCGACCAACTCGGATTGCTCCCATGTCACCAAATCCTGCGACACCTAGTGGGCTGTCTAGTCTTTTGTAAAGTCTTGATGACTGAATGATGGTTGCCTGTTTGATTGCGATTGGAACTGAAGGCCAACCCCAGACACCGGTAATACGACAAAGGGCTTGCTGGTCAACAACAGGCCAAGTGTAAGTGTTGACAGCCCTAATGCCTGTGTATGGCATGTAAAGACCATCTGAGCGACTGTTTAGTGGCTCAAGCTGAAAGTCGTTAGCTTCCCAAACAACATAGGTATCCCCGACTTCATCGGTAGAGGACACTACGGAAACCGAGATGGCATCGTCAATAATTAGGTTGATTGCATCGGTAGCGGCAAAGTTTCTAGTGGCAGTTCCAGCGTTTGAGAAGGTTCGAGCTGTGTAGCCGTCAATCATGCGAGATGCAGATTCAATAGCTGTTTCTAACAGACTGTCATCAATGTTGTCTGTAATGCGAAGTGAGGCTTTGACTTCTGCGAGTGTGGCGTAGCCATTTGTAATTGCCATAATGTTCTCTATTCTACTGAATCAAAAGGATACTAATAAGGTTAGTCCCAAGAGTTCTCTCGCCTTATCTTTAGCGACCACTCGCCACCATTGAGGTTATTCTCAGCTCGTCTTTCCTCGTAAAGTCTTTGGTTGATTGAAAAGGTACGAGCGTTCTTAGGGCCATAGCCAGCAGCAATAGTCGAGCTGTTGTTGTGGTGAATTGTGGCATGGATGCGCTTTTTGGGTATCCCATGTGCGTCAATGATTCGCTCATAGTCATTGTCATCAAAATAAAGAGGGTGAAATAGCTCGCTTGCTAGTCCAGCCTTTAGGACTACACCCTCACCGATAGCGACAAAAGCCCAGTCAGGAACAGCACCAGTAAAGTTCAAAGCCTCGGTGTCAACCTCATTAGCTATCTTTTCTAAAGCACCAGGCTCACACCAAGTATCCTCACTAGCAAAGACCCAATACTTAGCGTGTGGGGTTGCCTTGGTTACAAAGTTCATTGCTGCTACTGGCCCAACACCAAAAGGCACAGGGATTAGCCAAAGGTTCTTTACAGTATCTGGCTTTACAGGCTTGAACTCTTGCTTGCCAGAGTTGTCAACAATCACTAAATGCTCGACTGGATAGTCAATCGAGTCAATCATTCGCTGAGCTAAATCGTGCCTTGCGTAAGTTGGGAAAGCTAATACTGGAATCATGTGTTGTCGGCCTTTCTACTCTTACCGACTCACTCCAAGCGGCTGGGTTTCCCTAGTAGCAGCTCGACTTGGTGCAAAGTCAGTTTAGGTCTATTTTAGTAGCTTTGTCAAGATTGGAACCCAGTTGTCTGACCAAACCTTTTCGACATCAAACTGGCTAGCAAAGTCAATAGCAACCTGAGATGTCCCACGATCAGCTTTGTAAGATTCCTCTAAGGCATTTACCAAGCTACCCACATTGGGTGTCATCCACCAAGCGTCTTGACCGGCATCCCAAGTTAGCTGTCCATCTGTTAGCCAAGAGTCATCGCTGATTAGGTCAGGTGTTGCTGCCCAGTTTGACCCAATTACCCTAGTGCCACAAGCCTGAGCTTCAACGCTAGGAACGCCAAAGCCTTCACCCAAGCTAGGTGCTAGTAAAACATCCATCCTTGTATAGAGAGCAGCAAGGTCAGACTTGGCTAGACCAAAGCGATAGTCCTGTGGGTTGGGAAAGATTACTTGATCCTTTTTTACTCCTAGCGATGCAAGGATGTTTAGCAAGTTCCAGCCACCTGATAAACCGAATGAGTCAGTGTGAAGATACAACACCGCGTCAGGCTTATCTTTGGCAAAGATACTAAAGGCAAGAATTAGCTCGCCATAGGCTTTGCGGTGAACTAGGCCTGATGCTTTGTTAGCAGCCACTACTCCAACAACAAAGGTTTCAGGCGTGATGCCCATGTAATCATTGATTGGGTGTTTGCCTATTTTGTAAGTTGGCTTGTAAGTCTTGGTGTCTATTGCGTGAGGCGCGTATTCACACTCAATGCCTTTAGCCGTTAGCTGTCTGACACCATGAGGTGACATTGCAATAGGCGTGACATTTTCTTTCTTTAGAAACTTCTCTACGCCTGGTGGCAAAGTCACATGGTCAAGTGGTGTCCAAGCGGCGATTGGGAAGTCATCGTAAGCTTTAGCTTTCATCACCCAGACATCGTAAAGGCTAATAAAAAGGTTTGGCTTATTCTTGTCAGCAATAAAGGTCTTGTGATCCTGTGGCCCAGAGTCGTTTGAGTATTGGTCTAAGCCTCTGGGGTAATGAGGTATTTCACCATGAGGGGTTTTGATTGTGCTAGGGATGCCTTCAAGTCCGTAGTTAGAAAGCATGGCAACATCAAGTCCAGATTGCTTGAGTCGGTCAACTAGCATTGTGACCTGTTGACCGTAACCAGTAGGGGCGTTATAGCTATTAGACCAGACGCTTACAGCGCCGTTTAGTTTCTCTTTATTCGTAGGCATACCTAAACAATAGCAAAAAAAGACAGTGGGCCACAGTCCTACGCTCTGTGACCCACTGCCAGCTTTTTGACTGGGGGCTAGATTTAGCTAGCTCCACCCTTGAAGTACCCAATGTGGGTAGCGTGGGTTAGTCCACCATCAAGACGGATTAGGCCTCGGTAGGTGATTGTGTCTTGGTTGAACGCGAAGTCAGCAGACTGGTCAACGCGGATTCCACCTGCAACGCGAACCTTGAAGCTTGGTAGGTGTCCAAACAATACAGACTTAGCTGCTGTTCCTACTGCTGCGACATTTGGGTTCTCGTACACTGGGTAGCCAAGCAAGGTTGCTGGCTGTCCAGGAACTGCAGAGTTGGTCCAGATATAATTTCCGGCCCCATCTTTAAGTTTCCTCGCAGCAGCGATACCTGACTTGCTCATCTGGAAACCTAGGCCTGGTAGTACGCGAGCGCCATCGGCGATTCCGTAAACCAAGTCAATTAGGTTCTCGTATGAAGCAGCACCAGATACACCAGTTCCACCAGTTACTACTGAGCCAGCGGCTGCGGATAGCTTTGTGGTTAGAACGGAGTTTGCCTGCAAACCTAGAGAAGTACCTAGCTGCTGTGCGATGTAGCTTGAGATGTTGAATCCAGCGTCAGTTACTAGTTCCTGGGCCACCTGGACAAGCGCACCATATTTCTCAGCTCCAAGAGTGATGGATGAGAATGTTGGGTTGGACTCAGAGATGGTTCCTGCTGCTGCTACTGATCCAGCGGATGAGGTAGCGGTAACAGTTGGGATTACTAGGTTCTCACCTGAAGTGGTGTTGAAAACCTCAGACACAGTTAGCATTGGGCCAACTAGCTGAGCAATCTCAAATACCTGGTCATAGAAAGACTGACCAACAGTGTTTGCGGATGGAACTAGGGTACGAACCTCGCGAGCGAAGTCGTATCCGCGCATTTCGCCAGAAGCGATTGCACGAAGGATGTCAGCGTCAGAGTTCTGAGCTGATGGAGCTGATGGTGTGAATGAAGCTGCTGCCTCAGACGCGCGAGCTTCGCGGTCTGCTAGCTTGCGAGCCGTTTCGATTGTTGCATCGGCTGAGTCAATGTCAGCTTCGATACGAGCAATCTTGGTGTTTTCCTCAGCAGATAGACCACGCTTTTCAGCCTGTGCAATGTCAAGAACTTCTCTTGCCTGTGCGATCAGGTTGTTGCGAGCGTCCATCTGAGATTTGATGAAATCAGACATGATTCTCCTATAAATGATTGAATGGGTTTCCTGCGGTGCTGACACTCAACAGATACAGCGGTGCTTACACTCAACTGTTAGGTTCAAGTTTATAGGCAAAAGAAAACCCCAGCTCAGAAAGGGGGTTGAGCTGGGGCTAAAGAAACTCTATCGGGTTTCTTTACTGTCAACAACCCTTGCTTCTTTGGCTGGGTTGTATGAGTTAGTGTTGTCTAGTTCCCAAACTGCCTGAGCAAAATCCTCCGCCATGTCAGCAACTAGGCCGACAGAAGGGTTACCAGCAGCCTTTAGGATTGCCTTTTTGATTTCATCTTTGCTTGCCATGTTTATATCCTTTTCAATAGAAGGTCAAACTGCTTTTTCTTTAGGTCTAGTAGTTCAAGGCCGTTGTCAATTGCTTCATCAATCTCTGGCTGTGCTTTTAGCTTGTTGACCACATCGGTAATCAAGTTAGCGTTGGCCTCGTCAAGTTCCTCACCAGACTCTAGCTTTAGCAGGGCATCAGCTAGCTGGTCAGGGTTGATGGTTTGTGATGATCTGACTGATGCTTCTGTGGATTTATAGGCCCCAAAACTTACCACGCTGACCTCGAATAATCTGACTGACTCTAGGGTTCTTGTCTGTCCATCTCTAGACCATGAATCCTTGATGACATTGAATCCGAAACTCATTTCTGAAATTACGTTGGTTCTTAAAAGCTCCGCTACATCCCTTCCCCTTGTTGTGTTAGGGAGCTTAGCCGTAACCTTTAGGCCACGCTCATCCTCAACGAGTTGCATTGTGCCACCTCTTAGGGAAGCCAGAGGCTCACCTGAGTCATGGTTCCAAAGAAGCTTGACCTCGTTGCGAGATTGCAAAGAACGCTTGAAAGCACCTGGCGCAACATACTCAATAAAACCACCTAAATCCTCGGATGGGGAATTGAAAACAGAGGCGTAGCCGGTGAAGGTCATGCCGTCACCCTCAGCCCTGACCTCGAAGTCAACGCTGTTGGTTCTTACCTCTGGCTGTTTGGCTTCAGGCTCAACGCCGTCAATCTTTAGTGCGATTGCTCTCGCAACCTTGAGCCACTTGTTCTTGTTATCCATGCTGTTAGTTTCCTCTGCTCTGATTCTAGCAACTACTGAATCAGCGTAGTCTTGGGTTCTTTGTGCTGCTCTCTTGCTTGGTCCTGATCCCCAAAGCAAATGAGCAACTACACCTGCGGATGGGTAATTGTCTGAGTCTGGATTTGCATCTGGTGAGTCAAGGTCAACTAGATGCCTAGCAATCCAAGCAGCTATTCTTATCCACTTGTCATCTGACACGCGACCCTCAGCCATCTCTCTGGCTTCGCGAATAGTGCCAGGGGTTACGCCATCACCAGCAAGACCTTCCTCGTAATACTCAAGTCCACGCCGAGCTGCTGCTCTCATGTAGGCAGGGGCTTCTTGGTTGATAGCCCTACCTTCATCGTTTGACTGCCAAGAGTTGCAGTAGAAACCACCATCAACAAAGTCATCCCAACGCTCACACCAAGCTTTGTCACCTTCAGCGTTTACCCTTGACTCATCAAAGAAGAAACAATTGCCACAAGCCCTTCCCTCTGGGACATCCTCGGCTAGAGCTGGTCTGTAATTATCTGGCAGGTTAGCGCCTTCATTGTCAGGCTCGTCAATTTCCTCAATTTCCTCAACCTCGATAGCAATCATCTTTGGGGTTGGTATCTTTTCTAGCTGAAATACATTGATAACCATTAGCTTGTCGGTTGGCTCAAAGATGCCTTCCTCATACTCAAACAATCTAACAACAGCCAGCTCACCCTCGACCATAACAATCTGAGCAGCAACCCTTGGGTCGAGCGGTGACCAAGATACATAGTCATCAATAGCTAATGACCCAATAGCAGCTCGCTCACCAATAAACTCGGTTTTTTCAGCAAGGCTAATAGCAACTGCCTGATCAATCGCTGACTGCTTAGAGTCATGGCAAGCAATTAGCTCGCCGTTTTCTTTCTCAACAGCCCAGTTAGGGCAGTCAGGATTTGTCTTTGTAATGTAATAGGGCATTTCTATACCTGCTTCAAGAATGAGATGCGGTGATTACCTTTAGTTGAAACAACATAGATATGCTCATTTGGATAGCACTGAAGCTCTAGTGAGTCCTCTTTGAAAAGGCTAAACCCATTTGAGGTTGTGACAGTTTCATCGCCAACATAAAGAGCAGTTGTGTTATCCATGTTGTGGATGTGCAATCTCCAATCGCTAACGGAGCTTCCATCAATCGCAACTCTGGCTGTGCCAGCAACTATCTGTCCTGTGGTAATTGGCAAAGTTAGACTCCGTAAACAGCTTCAGGATCGTTAGGGTCAATCTGTGCAACACCCTGCAACATAACGCTTGGTACGCCAGTGTGACCGATGCTTGGTAATCCAAGAGCTGCCAATACTTGCTCAGGGTCAAAACCAACAGTTACAAGTCGCTGTGCCATAAGCACCTTGCGGTCATCTGTAATTACTTGGGTGTCTGCGAGTGCGATGTTAGCTAGTGGCACTCGGTACTGATCGCCTTGCTCAACTGGCTCCATGTCCTCAAGTCTGCGGATGTCGTTGGTCGAGTAGAAACCAGCTTGCGATCCAACTGAGTAAGAACGGATACGAGCCTCAAGGTCTGCTCTTAGTAGGTCACCGAACTGGAACTTGATAAAGGCATCGCCTGGCAGTAGGCGTGAGAAAGCGGCCTCAACCTTTTCAGCCAGAGGTCTTAGGGTCATAGATACAAACTGAAGGTTGTTCTGCTCAACAGATGCGTAGCTTGCTGTTCCTGGTACACCTAGCAAGTGAAGTGGCACATTGAAAGCTCTAGCGATTTCCTCGACTGCGAACTTGCGTGACTCTAGTGCTTGTGAGGCTTCAGGGTCTAGCTGTGTTGAAACAAACTTAGCTCCACCAGATAGAACGCCTGTCTTGTGCGCTCGTCTTGTTCCGTTGCGGTGTCTTGCATCAAAGCCGTCAGCTAGTTGTTTTGCTTGCTCACTTGTTAGGTTGCCTGGGAACTCGATAACACCAGCGGCTGATGCACCAGTTCCAAAGAATCTAGCAGCGTAATCGCTAAGCGCAATGTTTAGTCCTAGTGCTTGCTTTAGGGTTTCTACTCGGCTCATGCCTTTTAGTTCACCTGGAAGAATTAGGTCAACGATGTGAATAACCTCATCGTTGTTTAGTGGTCTAGCCTCGTCTTGGTAGCGGTAAATCTTGCGACCAATCTTGGAACGCTCAACCTCAATCTTTTCAGGATCAAGGTTGACTAGGTTTACAACCTGACCTTGTGCATCCCTAAAGACTCTGGTGTAAGAGTTGCCATGTACCAACAAGCTAGAAAAGACCTGCTGAAAGAACGCTGCTCTTGTGCTTAGGTCAACATCTGGCTGGTCTAACCAAACTGGTCTAGGGTTCAAAGGTCGGCGTGTTGCACCAATCCTTAGATAAGCCCCACATGGCAAAGTTGAAATAGTGTCAGAGATTAGGCTGACTGCTGAGAAGAAAGCAACAATCTCAAAAGACTTTTTAGTTGTGACATTTACGCCAGCCTCAGATTGCAAACCCCAAGGCTCACCTGCACCCCAAACAGTCTGAAAACTTACAGCGCGTTGCTCAAAAAGATTACCTAGCATTACTTACTTCTTTCAATGGCTATACCGAATACGAGCAGTCCGATACCTAGCAGAATTACCCCTGCTGGTGGATAAATAAAAGAAGCCCCTAGTGCGATGGCAAACACGCCTGTCGCTTGAAGAATTGTCGCTGTCATTACCAACCTAAATAAAGAATTGAGGACTCAGTTGCTCATCCTCTACTCTACCAACAGTTGCTCTATCAAAGGCTATGACAGCCGCGACAGCAGCGTCAATCTTGCGCGGTGAGCCTCTATGCTCTTTTACAATTCTTGGTCCTAAGCGGTCTGTCTTGATAACTGTGTTAGATAGGTGCCTAGTAAGGATTGGGTTGCCATCGTGAGTTAGGTTGCCCTCGGTTACTGCTGTGTAGAGTTTTGAGCAAGCTGGGACCATCCGAGATGGTGATCCTGAGTTGTATTCGACTATTGGAAAGCCCAGCTCTTGTAGGGCTTCCATTGTGCGTTGCCAGCGGTAAGGGTCACAGGCTATTTCTTTTACATTGTATTTCTGGCAAAATTGGATAATCTCATCCTCAACCTCAGAGGTGCTAACACGCCAGTCATCGGTATCCTCTGGCTTCTTTTCCCAAACTCTAATAAGTCCGATGTGTGGCAATTCATCATCTTTAGGGATAGTGCAATAAGTCAGGGCTGTGCAGTCGCCATTGAACGAGCCGTCAAAGCCAACAATGACCGGCTGGTCAGGGTCAAGCTCAATGTCTGCATCAAGGGTTTCCCACTTGCCGTTTGGTAGCCAAGCATTGAGCGAGCTAACCCATTGGTTGAGTCGCTTGGTTCTAAACTCTGGCTCAGGTGTCCTATTTACTGCTGAGGCAAAGTCATCCTTAGAAACTAGATCGTTGTATCCAGGGTTGGCTGATTCCCAAGTTGTTTCAAGTCTGTGGTCTGCCTCTGGCTCTGCTTCCCACCAAGACATAAAAAAGGCAGGGTCATCTATCTCGCCTGTTGCCACTCTTTTGCCGTATTGGTAAAGATAATAAGCAATAGAATCTTGCCCCGTCATGTCTGTCTTTTGACCAGCAGTTGTTACTGCTAGTAGTTGAGCAAGCTTGCCTCGGTTACCCATAGCGTTAGAAAGTACATCAAAAAGTTCCCGATTCTTGTGAGCATGGATTTCATCCACCACAGCCCTAGAGATATTTAGGCCCTCTTTTGAGTAGGCCTCAGCAGACAAAACCTTCATTACAGAGTTAGTGCTTGGCACATAGATTGCATCTCGATAAACAGTACACATTTGAGAAAGCTCGCTGGCCTCAACCATACGCTTTGCTTCACCAAAGATGATTCGAGCCTGTTCCTTTTCGGCAGCAGCAACCACAACTTCAGCACCCTCAATACCCTCAGCGATAAGACTGTAAAGAGCCAGCGTTGATGCCAATGCGCTTTTGCCTGATTTGCGTGGAGTTCCAACCAAGGCCACTTGCGCTCTAAGTCCATTATTTTCATCTCTGGCAAAGATGCGTTTAACAAGCTCTTTTTGCCAAGGTCTTAGTCTTAGTGCTTCACCTGTTCGACCAGCAATTCCGTCTTTACCGATAGTGCCAAATGCCTCAGCAAACTCAATGGCTAAATCGCCGTCACCTTTGTCAATAGCCTTTTGGGGTACAGGGGTCAGCCAGCGTGGGGGCCAGCTACTGTTTGGCTTGTCGCTTAGCAATGATTTCCTCTAGCTTGGTCTTAGTCTTCGCTGATACCAAACCAAGGCGTGTCCTGTCGGATGGGCTAAAGCCTAACAAGCTAAGTCCAGTCACAATGGCTTTTTCTACCTCATTAGCTTGTCTGTACCAGGTCGGGTCAGTTGGGTCAGCTTGAATCTGTTGCTTGATTAGCTCTCGCCTATCTAGCTGCTCACAGACAAGCTGGACAAGTTGCGTGTCGGTCTTGATGCTAATCCAAAGTTCACCGGCTCCAAAGATTGAATCCCAGAACTGCTTGCCTACTTCACCAAGCTCAACAGGTGGCTCAATGTAGCCGTATTCAAGGGGGGCAATAGCGTCATTTGTGCGTATTGCTCGCTTGCTTGGATTGCCTTGAAGGATGTTTAGCTCGGCTGGCTTAGGTGGGTTTGGCATAGCTCTAGCTTACCCCGATGGTTTTGAACTGCGGAGATGCACAGAAGCATTTGGTCGGGGTGATAGGTCCCTGTGTTTACCTGACTTCCTACCCACCCCCCAGTAAGGCGGTAGGGGGCCTGTACAGGGCTTATCTGACTATTCAATGGGCTTATTCCCTCTACGACTGTTACAAGACCTGTGAGCGGCAGCTAATGGGCTTTCTTTATCTCCAGCAATGATGTGGTCTGCTGTAAATGGATCATTTCTTCTTGCTGGTTCGTTACACAGATGACAATACAAAGCCGACTGGCGTACTACCCTAGCCCTCTTGCGGTAGTTGTTGTCATACAGGTTGGGCCGCCTAGCCTTCATGTCTTTCAGTCTTAGGTTTTCTACTGCTTGCCAATCAGCTTGGTGTGTATCACACCTACTCAGTCCCTTGGTTAGTACCCCACACACTAGGCATGGTTTTGGAAACCTAAGCATCTTTACCCCAACCGATACCCATGAAGGTAACTGCTGGTGGGTCATACACTCTCACTAAGTCTTTGACACAGTTGGCACAGAGTGGTGTTCTATCTGGCTCGTCTATCTTTCTTATGACTGACATCTTGAGGTCACAGGTCTTGCATTTGTAATCGTAAGTAGGCATCAGAATAATCCTTGAGGTTGGGCTTCTATCTTTTCTTTTGCCTCGGCAACCTTGGCTTCAGCGTGTTTTAGTCTGCCCTCGATGATGGGCCAGTAGTCCTCGGTTAGCTCGATGCCGATGAAGTCAAAGCCCTCAAGGATTGCTGCCTTACCTGTTGAGCCTGAGCCGGTGAACGGATCAAGAACTGTGCCGCCTGGTGGTGTGATGAGCTTGACTAGGTATCTCATTAGCTCGGTTGGTTTTACTGTTGGGTGAAAGTTTTGGCGTGGTTGTGTGGAGCGATTCTGAGGCGTATTGCTACCAATGTTCTCAGGCTTGCGGCTCGTGTCCCAGATTCTTGTTGCCTCTAGTTCCTCAAGCCCCTCGTTCCTATCACGCTTTGATGCTTTAGCTACATAAAAGAATCGAGATGCTCCACCTGTATCGCCAAACCCAGGATCACCTTTGCTGTAATTGCCTGACAACCCAAAGTCAATGTTGGAGGTTTCCTTCTTGCCTATCCGACCACCTTGGCTTTTGCTTGTCCCACTCTGCTCATCAAGTAGCTCTGCTGTGTATTCGTCAAGGATTAGGTTTGCAGGCCATCTGCCTTGAACTGTCTTACTTGTGTATTCGTTTCCCTCTTGACTGTCCCCAAAAGGGCCACGTTTGTCATAAGTGTTTATCTTGTTTTGATCGCTCCCTATCCTGCTGGCATCAATGTTTAGCCCACCTGTTCCATGAGTTAGGACATTCTCGGCAACTGTTCCAATAAGGGGTTTGCGAGCAACGACTATTGGTTCGAGTGCTGGCTTTAGTGCTGTTCCCCATCCTTGCCATTGTTTTGCTTCAGGTGTTGCTGGGGCAGTGATGTCCCATTCTTGTTGACCAGTGTAATCATTATTGCCTTTGTCTTTATTGTTTGCACCATTGGCCCAAGCTTTGGCACCACCAGATAAAGTTTTGCCAACAACTTTGCGATTTTTGTATTCACTCCACTCAATCCCTGTGCGTTCAGCAACAAGTCTTTCTATTTCCTCTGGCACTTCTGGCAAGTAAGGGCGTAGCTTGTCAAACAGGTCTGCGGTTGCAATCGCTGGCTGGTCAAGTCTTAGGTAGTGTGACCCAACATCTGCCTTGCCAATAATGGTGTTTATCTGTTGCTGCTTTAGGCCTGTGGTTCTCATCCAGTTTACAAACTGCAACTGCCTCTGTAAGTTTTGCCCTTGTCCCTTGTCAATCGCCTTGCTAACATCAAGCGACTTAGGGAATCCTGACCCATACACCCACCCGATTGAATCCCTAATCTCAAACCCTGCCATCCTGATAGAGATACCCATAAGGTCATAGGTTCGAGTCCCAGCAAAGGCAAGCAAGTGTCCACCTGGCTTTAGCACTCTTAGGCACTCATCCCAGATAGCAGGTGGTGGCACAAAGGAATCCCAAGACTTACCCATGAATCCCTTGCCTTCAGGTATGTGAGCGCGATCACCTGATGCCCAGAGTTGTATTGCCTTGATGATGTAATCAGGGTCAGGGTTGCCTAGTCCGTAAGGTGGGTCGGTGACTATGGCATCTATGCTGTTGTCGGCAAGTGTTGGTAGTAGGTCTAGGCTGTTGCCTTTGAGTATTTGGTAGGTCATCTCTCTAGTATCTCCTTGATGCCTAGCAAGCTAAGGGCTAGCTCTGCTTGCTGAGGAACTACTCCGTTGCCACAGGCTTTGAGTTCATCGTTACGCTTTAGTCCGATGTCTGTTATCCAGCCGTCAGGTAGTCCCATCATCCACTCTGTGAACTTAGATGAGAGCCTATGGTTTCCTTCTTTGCCGTCTGGCTTCGTTGGCTCTGGTGCTGGTCTGCCGATGATAGCTTCCCAGCGTCTTATGGCTGGCTCAAACTTACCCCAGCTCCCTAAGTAAGCAACATCATGCAAAGTAGTTCCCGAGTGGTGCTTTGAATCTGGTTGTCTACCTGATGTGATGTTCCGGCTTTGTATTGCCGTTGCAGTTGGAAGCAATGATATATCCTTGGCTTGATTCGACAGCCATACTTGACCTGTCTTGCTTTTTGTTTTGCTTGTTTGCTGTGATGGTGCTTTAGTTCCCTCTGTCGCAACTGGTGTCATAAACAAATCTAATTTATGAAATACTTGAGCTAATGTAAATAAATGCATTGATCCTGGAGATTGTTGTGTACTTGAAAAGTTGCCTGTGTATTGGTCAGAAACTGTGGGTGTTGGTAGGCCCTGCGGCCGCTGGGTAGGCGAGGATAAAGACTCTGAATCGTTGGTGTGGTGCGCCGGCATCACTAGCTCGTACACCTGACCATCGAGCATCGTACCCGATGTCTGCCAAGTCCCCAAGAACGGCTCCGATAGCTCTAAGAGCTGGCTTTCCGTTGAGTGTTCCCAATACTTCATCTGTGTATTCCATACCATTGTTGGCTTTTGCACTTAGTAAACCCCTAACATTTTCGATGATGACTAGCTTTGGTTTTATTTCTTGTATTGCTCGATAGAACTCTGACCATAAGCCTGAGCGAGTTCCATCCTGTAATCCTGCTCGCTTACCTGCCAGAGATAAATCCTGACAAGGAAAGCCGCCTGTGAGTATGTCAACTGGCTCAACTTGTGTGAAGTCAACCTCGCTAACATCTCGATAGTTTGGAACGCCTGGAAAGTGTGCCTCAAGTATCTGGCTTGGTGCAGCTTCCCACTCACAGTGCCAAGCAACCTCAGCGCCTGTCAGCTTTGTTACAGCTAAGTCAAGACCGCCGTAGCCGCTGAATAAGCTGCCGATTTTCATAGCTTGTAAACAGTTCCGGTGAAGTCAACGCCCTTGTCAAGCACAAAGGTCACTAAGCCTGGCACCGAGTCCTCGCCTGAGCGCAATTTCCACCAGCCTGAGCCGTTGTCCATAGTGCTTGCCTGAATCCAAAAGCGCGATGATCCTCTTGAGGTTGAGCCAAGCTCTAAGACTCTGAGATGGTGGAAGTGTCCAGATACCCCGATGGTTGCATCTCCAACAGGTTGCTTACCAAAGGCTTGCTGTCGCCACCATGTAGGCACTTGGTCTGGTCTAGGGCTTTGGTGTCCATGCCAGATGCCGAGTATGTGGAACTGGTCGTCAAAGATGTCTATTGCTAAAGACTCGTCATGCTTTTGAGGTTCGTAAAACTTGATGGGCATCTCTGTTTCTTTTGCCAGCCTTGCAAGTGTGCGCCCGATGTGGATACCCCAGTCATCGGTTGGTGTGCCTTGCTGCTTACCCCTGACACGCCATTGGCAATGGTTCGAGCCAACTGATGCGTAGGTGATGTCGTTGCTGTATTGAGCAAGTAGCTTCAAGTGGTCCCAAGCTAAGGTAGTTGCGATGTCAACCTGTTGCATCGGGCTTAGGTCATTGCTCTGGAGCTGATTGCCACCTGCATTGTCAAAGCCCTCTACTGTGTCACCTAAGTCAACAAAGATAACCTTGGCTGGCTTCTCTCGCTTGAGCAGAACAGTTAGCTTTTCTTTTGTTTCCTCTACTCTGGCAATCATGGCTTCGATGCCGCCTCGGTGGTCAACCTTGCCAACCTGTAAGTCAGACCAAAGAATCACTAGAGCCTTTTCAGAAGTCGTTCTGAAGTCTTTCTTAGGCTTGTAGGCTTTCTTGGCTTGTGAGTAAAGCAATGGCAGGTCAAGGTTTGCAACCCTGCGTCTGAATGTAAAGCGATAGCTTGATAGCCACTCGCCGTCATAGCGTTGCCAGCGTGATGTGCGTGGTGTGCCGGTGACCTCAAACTCATCTGGATCAAAGCCCTGTTGGGTTAGGAAGTCATCAAAGCTAGGTACACCTGATGTTGCTGGTAACTGAGCCCAACCCTCGTTGCCGTCAAACTCAAAGGCAGGTCGGTACTCTTTAGGCGTTTCTACTTTTGGTGCTGGTTCCAAGTTATCTAGCACAGCTGCACTCTTTCCTTCGGTGTAGCAGAATAGGCTTCTCGCTGATTGCGATACCCCTGGCTGTTAGTTCCCTAGCTAGTGCTGGTGCTGTCCAAGAGTCATTACTTATGGCATTGACAAGAATTGCTTGATCCTTGGTGTCCAGAGTTTCCAGGATTGTTCTTACTTTGCAAGATGATTTCTTCACCTGTGGTGCTAGTCCTTCGAGCATTGTTTTCCCTTTCAGTTTCTCTTATCAAGTTTAGAGCTAAGTCGCCGATTTCTGGCTCAAGGTAGTGCCACTCGACTTGCATTATTCTTTCTAACAATCTGGCAAGGTTGCGCCTAATTGCTTCTAGCTCACTCGACCACTCGCGCTCGTCATCCTTGAGCAGCAAGATAGCGTCAAAGATTTCTCGCTCATCAGCGTTAGTAAAGTGAGTCATCGTGACACCTTGAACAAGAATGTGTAAAACGCCCGCCTGATTCTTAGTGTCTTGTATGCCCAATGAACTCGCATGATGCGCCAGTTGATCGGTTGCCTTTCAGCTCTGTGTTTTGCCAATGTCCCTCACCGCCTCGATAATCTCAACGACTCTCTCGATGGTGTCCACATCTACTGTCGTTCTTAGGACTGCATCCTGGTTGATTGAGTGAATAATCTGCTCAGTCAGGTAATCAGCCATTTCTTTTGTGCCTTGCACATAACCCTTGGCAAAGCCTCTGCCAAAAGCCATGGTCAGTTTCCGCGCTCGCGATTCCTCGCGGTTAGGTCGCCATCCGATCATTTGTCAGGCCACTCTCCGTCTAGGACCAGCAAACCGATAATTGCGTAGTTTGCAAGGTCAATGAAAGAATCGCGCAAGGCTTCATGCTCAGGTGCGTTGCCAGAATCAGTCAGGTGATTGATCCTTGCCAACTTGTCATGCATCCTGACTCGTAGGCCGTTGATAGCTCCACCAGGTGCGTTGCTGATGTTGGTAGGTCCATAGTCATTGTGCTTCGAGAGCAGGAGCTTTGCGTTCTCGTCAAAGTATCTAATGACTGTTGCGTCAAAGCTAGTGCTCAGGTCTATGCCTTTGATTGTTGACTTCATGGTTTCTCGGTCACCTCAGCAATCAACTCTTTTGCTTGGTTCTCAATCTTGGTGACTGTGTAGGCAAGCTCGTCAAGGTTCTTGATTAGCTTGTCAAGGCTGCCATCCATCATGGCATCTACTTGAAGCTTCATGTCTTTCTTATACTGGCCGTTTATCTCCTCAACGATGTCCTCGGCTGTAACCATGTAGCCCTGATCCAAGTGGATAGATACAAAGTCAAGGATGTTCTCGCGCTGGTAACGGATGCCAGCGTAAAAGCCTTCTGCGTAGGGTGTCAGGTTCATAGCTACCTCGATGAGATGTTGTATTGAGGGTCAACATAGATTTCAATGCTGTCCACGATGTCAATGACCTTAGCGATTGCTTTGGTTGGGATTGGATACGCTGCCTTGATAAGACTCAGCACCTCGTTCTTCATAAGCATCCTGCCCATGTAGATTCCGTCAGACTTGGCAACACCAAAGTTGTACTGGTGAGGCTGGAAGTCTTTGACTGCGAACTCAAGTGGTTCTGGATTGTAGTTAGGCATTTGCTCTCATTTCTTTGTAGGTTTGCTTGATGTGTTCGATTAGCTCGATGCGAGCCTTGGCTTCGTTGCGTGTCTGTGCCGTCATACCTGGCACACCATCTTGAAGTGTGAACTGAATCTCTGTCCACTTCTGAGCCTCGGCAATAATGCGCTCAGCTAGTTCTTGCTCATTCATTTACGAGTGTCCTTTGTTAGTGAGTTGACTGCCACAAAGAAGGCAACAATCAAACCTGCGACTCCGAGTGTGTAACCCCAGCCGAGATGTATCTCTTGTATCTGCCAGCTTGCAATCAAGATGCCGGTTAGTGAGATTAGATAAAGGATTATGGTTTTCATTTATGCCATCACCACTGACTTGCAATCGCAAAACTCTGTGCCTTGGCAATCTCTGATTAGCGATAGCTCGTAATCTAATCTTTCCCAGATTTCCTTTTTTGTGTAAAGGCCAATCTCGAAACCTGAGTAGTGCATAACATCATCGCTAATTACTTTGCCCTTGGGTGCAGCTACCTCGATGTATGTTGGCTCGATGGTTAGCTCACAACCTAACTTCTTTGCTAGTGCCGTAATCTTTGCCTTTGTTGCCATTTTGTATTACTCCTTTTCTGACTCCCCTTGAGCCATAAAGTAATGATAACATTTTTTAGTAAAATTGTCAAATTTTGGCAAATTTCCCTAATTATCGGCGTGTCGCGCTAAAGGGCTAGTTGAGGGTTTTGACCTGAATTGTGGCACCTGGCGCGATGCCCTCGGCATAGAGCTTCCTAGCTGAGATGCGGACAATGCGGCTGTCATCAATGACCACCCCTGAATCGGTCAGGCTATCCCCTACTGCCCTAATGAGCTTGTCTAGGTCAGGTGACACGCTTGGGAGCTGGCGATCTACTGTCTTCGGCTTGGGTAGATAGAAGTTGACGATTAGCTCACATGGCTCGTCTATGGGTTGCCAGTCATCCGGCAGGGTAGCGATTGCTTCTTGGACTATGGCTTTACGCCATGCCTTGTGCTTGGAGCTGTTGACTTGGACAATCCTGCCATGCATTATGGCGTGTGATCCTTGGCTGGCTGGGTCGCCTGTAACGCTAAGGCTTACCTCTGCCATACAGTTCCCATGCTCCCATTATGGCAGCCCAGGTGTAAAGCAAACCGAAGGTTATTCCCAACCAATCTAAACCGCTTGTTGAGTGCGTAGATAGGTTTATTAGTATGCCGGCGGTAATGGCTGGGAATAACCAACGGAGATTTTTCAAAAGGGACTTGGCTCGTGTGTCGGCTCGAAGATTCCCTTGATGATTTGTAGTGGCTCGGCTGGGACTACCAAGGGGTTGTTGATGCTTACCTTGATGGACTGACCAGGCTGACCTTCTCGATTGAGTTTTGGTGAACCATCTTGATTTACCCAAGCCTCAATCTCGACTGACAATAGACCCTCAACTTGAACTGTGTCACCGACCTCAAGCGTGGTTGGTTGCTTTAACCATACTGTAAATTGCTTTTCAACTGTGTCGCCTGACCTAGCTGTGTATGACTCTGTAACGATAAGGCCCTTAGATTCCCAAAAAATCTTGGTGATTGCGCCCTTTACTTTGATTATTGCCATCTCTTTATTTCCTTTCGATTTGTTGTTTTACTCTAGTGGTCACCAGCGACATGGTTGGGATTGGTGCAGTCGAGATGCCCACAAGTTCTAGTGCCAGGTAGGACTGGCTTGCCGTCAAAGATTGGGATGGTGAGAGTAGCCTTGTCAAAATCGCCCTGCCAAGGGATGCACTTCTCGGATCCATACTTGATGACCAAGGCTCGGTGCATCCGACAGGATTGGCACTTGAGGTCTTTACGCTTGCGTTTATGCGTATTGACCTTCCAGGTTGCTCCACATCGGCAGCATAAGGCCACATTGTCATCCACGCCATAATCTTAGTCTTTATCGTTTTTGGGCGGTTGGACGACTCTTGAAAGCTCACCCTCAAAGATTAGCTTTGCGTTGCCAATCTTGCCATGCCGGTTCTTGGCAACCTTCATAATCATTCCTGACTTTTGCCATTCAAGTTCAGGGTCATCCCAAGCAGTTTTGACTCTGTGTAGCAAGATAACGACATCGGCATCCTGCTCAATTCCACCTGAATCTCTTAGGTCAGCTAGGTCAGGTTCAGAATCCCTGCGTTGCTCTGGGCCTCGATTGAGCTGAGCTAGTGCGATGACCGGCACATTTAGATCTCTAGCCAAGTTCTTTAGCCCGATGCTTATGTCTGTAATCATCTCGTAACGCTTGCGACCAGCAATTGTGTCTTGAATCAAACCTAAATAGTCAACAACTATGGCTTGGAGTTGCCCTTCTTTTTTGATGCTTGTCGCTGAGGCTCGTATCTGCTGAAGGGTTTGCCCTGACTTGTCAAAGATTGCTAGTCGGTGGTTTGACCAGCTTTGCCTTGTCTTTTGAATTTTGATCCAGTGCTCATCTCTGAGAGAACCTTGGTTGATGTTGCCAATGTAAACCTCAGCTTCCATGCTGATAATTCTGTTATAGAGCTCGGTGCGGCTCATCTCTAGGCTGTGGAATGAAACAGCTCCAGACTTCGATAGCTCCCATGCAATCTGCAAACCAACAATGGTCTTACCGATGCCAGGTCTTGCACCGATTATGTATAAAGCACCTGGCTTGAAGCCCATGATTATTTCGTTGAGATTGGGCCAAGGTGACTTAGCGTAATGCTTTGGCTTATCGAGCTCATCCATGTATGACAGCAATTCGTCATCAACATAGCTCGGCTTAGTGGCTTGGTTCTTTTCGGTTAGCTGATCTAGCTCAATTCTGGCAAGCTCGATTACCTGATTGATGTCATCGCCTTGGGACTTGATACTAAGTAAGTTTCCAGCTTGCTGGACCCTTTTACGAGTTGCTAGGTCTATGACTTGGGTTGCGTAGTAAATTACCGAAGCGGCTGTTGGTGTTGCTGTAACCATGTCATGCAGGTCAGCTGCGTAGCGCGGCAACTTAGTTCCAACTGTGAAGGTATCAATCGGCTCTCTAGCTGCTCTCATCTCCAGCATTGTTGCGTAGATTTTGCCGTTTGCTAGATTGTCAAAGTCATCCGGTGTCAGGGTTAGTTCGTCAATTGCCTTGCCGTTAGTAAGCAGGATTGACCCGATTACAAGTTCCTCAAAGTTACTCAATTGTAAAACACCCCTGTCTTGAACTCTCTTGGCTTCTCAATTGTCGCATTTACATCTTCCCACCGATTGTTGTTTAGCCAGGTAGATCCGTTGGGTATGTATTCCTCTGCCGGTAGCTTACCTTGGGAGTAAGCCTTTGCTAGCTCAATAATCTCACTAGCTGGTTTGCGTTTGATTGCTCTGTTCCATGCCTTTTCAGCATCAGCCCTAGCTTTCTTTTTAGGGTAGAACTCCCAGAATTTATCAAAGGTATCTGTTGATATATTCTCTTGTTTATTCTTAATAGGTTGTTCTTCTTTAGTAATAGTGTTCTTTGTGTGTACTTTAGCGTCAACGCTTTTTGCCGTAACGCCATTTTGCAACGGGTCAGCAGTAGTCCAAACATAATCGGCAAAAGTGCCGTCTGGATTATGTTCCTGCTTCTCTGATCGAACTAGGTAGCCGTAGAGTTCAAGCTCTTGGACTGCCGATTTGATTGTGCGTACTCCGGTCTTATTGAACCTTGCCAAGCTACTTATGCTCATGTTCCAACCAGGTCGGTGGCTCATTAGTTGCGTTAGTAGCCCAATGGCTTTCAATGACAGGTTTGAATCTCTTACCCAGTTGTTAGGTATCTGGGTGAAGTGATCGTCAAAGGTGTGGTGACCTCTAATTAGTGGCATTAGGCGACACTTGCTCTGTCGAGCATGACCATCAATACAGTTGCGTTGACTACCCTCGACTCAAAGGCATCCTTGACTAGCATTGCCCATTGTCCGGCATCAAGGCCCATAGCCTTGTAGTCCATCTCAGCCATGAATATGTTGTTTGCGTAGTGCGGCAGAATCTCTGCCAGCGTTAGATTGTCCCAGTTAAGCAAAATGTGCCTTCCTTCTATAAAGGTTGGCACTAAGATTATCTTGATGCCAACAGGATGATTGTTGGTGTCTGCCCTCTAGGGTTTGACCCTAGGGGGCTTTCTTATTCAGTTATGTCTTTACACTAGCACCTGAAATGTATCCTGGCGTGGAGCTGTCGGGAGTTGCACCCGAGTCCTAGTCAGATTCCTCATCGGCTTTACTGATAGTCGAGTCTAATCCAGCCCCTTGCTTGGACTGTATCACCTAATACATCTCAGGGTCGGATTCCAGCAAGTCTTTTGTAAAGTCGTCATTCAGTAGCCACCAGCCACCATGCCCAAAGATAGGCACTTCAGTCGGCGTTTCATGATTCCTTAGCTTCCAGCCCAGCTTACGACCTAGCTCAGCAAAGCCAGCGTTTGACTCTAGCAAGCCGTTAGCCTCGGCACACAGTGGGATGATGTTGCTCGACTGACTAGCTAGGTGATTCTTACTTCCCATGCCTCGGTTGAGTCGATGGTGAGGTATCAGGTCATCGCCTTGAGTGCCACAATGCCAACAGCCAAGGTCGCG